GTACCATCGGCCCGCGCCCGTCGTGTTGAACGCAGGCTTGTAGACCTGCTGCGCGTGGTAGCGGCCCTGCTCGACCGCCGTAGCGATGTCTGTGACGCTACGGATCACGAGGCTCCTCCATCAGTAGAACCTGCCCAGACTCGTGCGTGCTGCACGGCCCGACCTGCCCGGTGGCTTCGTCGTAGGAAAGTAGCTCGTGACAGTGCGCGCAGACGTACATGTCAGTCCAGGGTGATGACCAGCGCGCCCGCCGCGAACTGCGGCTGCACGCCGCTGACGATGGTGAGCGGCGAAGCCAGCGCGCCGAAGGCGATCATGGTGTTGACGCCGAGAGTCGCGCCGTCATCGACGCCCACGCTGAAGTGCGTCACCGTCGCTGTGCCGCCAGTCGAGGTCGGGAACTGCACTGCGGCAGCGTTCGTCACTTGGTTCGCCGCCACCGTCCAGCTTGCGCTGCGAGCAACGGAGACGCGAGCGTATCCGGTGTACGCGGCTTCGCTCGTGGTCTGGTCGCCCGCCTCGCCAGGGCTGGCAGTGTGCAGCGCGACCCACAGGTGGCCATTGATCCCGGACTTATCCAGCCCCGTGGCGTCTCCGATGTTGGAGATGGCCACGTTCGTGAACAGATGCGCTAGCACCGCGTTCTCGTAGTAGTCCGAGAAGCTCATCAGTCCACCGTGACGGTGAGCTGGGCAGCGGCGAACTGCGGCTGGATGCCTGCGCTGATCGACAGCGACGCGGTGAGCGCGCCCTTGTAGATCAGGTTGCCCGCGCCGCTCAGGTCCGTGCCGATGCCGAAGTGCGTCACCGTCGCCGAGCCAGCCGTGCATTGCGCGAACTGCACCAGCGCGGTGTTGCTGACCGTGCTGGCCGATCGCGTCCAGCCGCCCGCCGTGCGGTTGACGGCGACGCGCGCGTAACCGGTGTACGACGCTTCGCTCGTGCTTTGCGTGCCCGTCTCGGTCGGGTCTGCGGTGTGCAGCGAGATGTAGAACGACCCAGCCGCCGCGCTGTTTTGCAACCCGGCGGTGTCGCCGATGTTGGCCCAGTCGGTGTTGATAAAGACGAGGTCGAGAAGAGCGGCTTCGGCCGCGTTGGTCATGCTCATGGTGTCACCATCCGCTCGGGAAGTACGTGTTGCCGCCACCGCCGCCACCAGTGGCCGACAGCACGCCCGAAGTAACTGCGAGGCCCGTTCCGATCGTCAGGTTCGTCAAGGATCCGAGCCCATCGACAGCGACGAGGCTCGTCGCTATGCCAATATCTGTCGCATCGACAGATGGGTCGATTGCGTCGGACTTCACCGCCCTCAACTGGCGCACGGCAGAGTCGATAGCTCGAGGAGCTCGCAGCGCGCCGGCCTTGCTGAAGTCTGGGCGTCCCTCGGCCATGTCAGTACGCCTGCGGCGGCGGGCTGCTGTACCCCGAGAACTGCGACATCAGGTCGTTGGCGGCGTTGTTCGCTCCCGGCCCCGTCGGCACCGCGGCAAGATTGCGCGCGGCCTGCGCCTGTTGTGCAGCCATCGCCTGCTGCTCTTTCGCGGCCATTGCCTCGTTGCGCGCGCGACGGATGTCAGCCACGTCTTCGGTGGCAAGGATGGCATGAGGATCCACACCCAGCATGTCGCCATACGAATCGACCAGGTAGTCGGTGTCGATCTTGTCGAGCACCTCGGGCTTGTATTGCGCGACGCCGGCGACGTGGCCGAGGAATCGGTCGACGGCGTTGGTCCCGATCGCCCGCTGCGCCTGGGCCAACATCGAGACGAACTCCGGCTGGATGTCCATGCCGGCGATCTGTTCCGGCATCGCAGGCAGCATGCCCACCTTGGCCATATGGTCGAACGTGTTGTCGATCAGCGGGCGCAGCAGCTCGTTGTGCAGGCGTTCCAGCACCGGGCCGAGCATGAGCAGCTTCTCCTCGTGCCGCTCGGCCACCTCGGTGGCAGTCATGCGCGTCTGCGGGCCGGCGCTGGCCAGCATCAAGAACATGTCGCTGTAGAAGGCCGAGTTGATCCGTCGCTGGTGCTCGGCGATGTCCATCAGCATCGGCGACAGCTCGAGGCGCGTCTCCCACGCCGGACGAATGCCGGCTTGAGGGTTGGCGGCGTCGACGAACGTGACACCGCCGGGCAGCATGTTGACTTCGGCCGACTGCATCGACGTCGGGGCCTGCAGCGGCGGCTGCGTCTGGTAGTCGATCGCCTGAGCCTTGCGCAGCTGCAGCAACTGCAGCGCGCGGATGTCCCCGAGCGCCTCCATGCCGGGGCCGTTGCCGTAGATGTCGCCACCGCTCACCGACCACCGCGGCGCCAGCACCGGGAACCGCTCGTAGCCCGACTCGCGCAGCAGCAGTTGCTCGTCGCCTCCGACCTCGAAGTAGCACGACCGCCACGGCATGTTGAGGTTGTCGAGCTTGCCGCTGTAGCGTTCGCGCGCGCCTCGAGGCTCAATCGCCTGCACAACTGTGACCCAGCTGTCGAGGTTGCCGCCCTCGTACCTGCTGCGCACGCCTCGGCTCACCGCGTCGAGTCCGAACTCCCCCACCAGCTGCGCCACCGTCATGTCGAACTTGCGGTAGATGGTGTCTACCTCGCCGCGCGAACTGGTCGAGAGGCAGTACTCGCCGATCGTCACCGAGTGCAGGTGGATGACGTTGTCGAAGTCAGGCTGGATGATGCACGCGGCAGTGCCGAACGCGCCAAGCTCCTCGTACATCGAGTGCAGCGTGCGGTAGACGTTCGACCGCTGGAACACGCGCTGCATCAGCTTGGTGACTTCGTCCAGCCACTGCTTGACCGGCTGGTAGCGGTTGAGGTCGGGGTCGGCCAACGCCAAGCGGAACCACGGGCGCGCTGGCGACGTCGCGCCAGCCATCATGCCGGCGGCCTCGACGCGCAGCGCGCGCGTCGCCGTGCTGTCGTAGATCTCGGTGTGACGCTTCTCGCCAAGGTTGCGATCGGAAGTTTCAAAGCGCCCTGCGCGCGGCAGGATGAAGTCGCTGCACTCCTGCCAATGCGTGGTCCACGAGCTACGCTCGGCCTCGAGCGAACCGAGGCGCGTCATCAGTCGCTGCTTGAGCGGGCGCGGGTCCATGCTCATCCGCCCAGCAGCGTGGAGCCTGACGTCGTGCCATAGCCGCCGGCGCCGCTTGGCCCGGTGAGCATCGTGCCTCCGACGCCGCGCGACGAGGACATCTGCTCGCTGGCCATGATCTCGTCGAGATTGGGCTTCTTGCGGTTGAGCCGGGCGCGCTCGGCCATGGCGTCGCGCTGCTCGCCGACGGCAGCGGTCTTGGCCTCGTCCATCGCCTTCTCCTGCAGGCGTCGCGCCTTGGTCGCGATCTTCCGCTGCTGCTCTCCCTGATAGACCGCACCACCGATGGCGGCGGCTGCGATGATGCCTGCGGTGATGAGTCCCATGGGTCTACTTGATGTGGGCTTGTTCGATCGCTCGGTAGCCGAGCAGCTCGATGAGTTTTGATGGGCGGTCGCCGAGCGACGGGATCGAAGACATCGCGACGTGAGCGGCGCCGTGCTCCTCGGCCCAGTGCTCGAACGCGCGCACCATGCGGGCAGCGGTCATGCCGCGGCGATGCTCGGGTTGCATCCACCACGCAAGCTCGACTGCGACATGCTTGTGCGGCGCGATCCACAGCGGCGTCAGGCAGCCGGCGAGCAGGCCGGTGAGACTGCCGTCGGCCTGCTCGGAAACGATGATGACGCCGTACTCCAGCAGGTTGCCAATCACGTTGTGCAACTGCTCGTCGCTGACCTCGACGCCGGCAAGCAGCGGATGCTGCGACATGAACGGACGCAGCATCTGACCGATCTGCACCGTGTCGTCGGGCGTGGCGATGCGCACGCTCACCACCCTAGTCATCACCTGCGCGCCGTATGCCCCCCGGTGCTGTTGCGGCGGCGCGCGAGCTCCATCGGCGAGTAGTTGGCCGAGGCCGGCCTTGACGCCGCGGCGAACGCGGCGCGCTTCGGCGTCGGCGTCAGAGCCAGTACGTAGGCGGTTCCCCAGTCCGGCGAGCGCCCGATCTTGGCCACGATCTCGTCGCGGCCGGCCACCTTGATCGCCGTGCCGTTCAGCGACCACGTGGGGGCACACAGGTCGGCGAGCAACTGCTTGTCGAGCGGCAGGGCGATGCCGTTGTTCGCCTGGGGGTCGAGCGCCTCGCGCATGCGCCACCACAGCTCGCTGCGCAGGTTGAGGAACGACAGCTTGCCCGACCTGTCGACGCCGCCAACCTTCTCGCCGCCGGTGACGCCCACCACCTGCTGCTGCAGCGCGGCAAGGTGCGCGTAGGCTTGCGCGCCGACGCCGAAGGCGTCGATGTGGATCACGGCCTGGTCGCGCAGGGCGGCCAGCACCAGACCGGCGGCAGTCTGTCCGTCCGGCGTCTGCGTGCCAGGGTAGGCCAGTGGCTGGTCGAACCACATGCCATGCCGGCGGGCGACGATGGTGTTGTCGCGGCCACCCATGGCGACGTCGACGCCGACCGAGTCCATCGGCGGCAGCTTGCCCGGCTTCGACCAGCGCGCCATGGCCAACTCCACCCACCGCGTCGGGATGACCTGGTAGGGGTCGTCTTCGACGCCGGCGTCGAAGTCTCCGTACAGCATCTGACTGCGCAGCGGCTCAGGCAGGCTTTGCAGCTGCGCCATGTAACCCGTTTTCAGCAGGTACGGGTTGTCCGAGATCCTCGACGGGATGAACGTGCGCGACTGCGGCACGATCGTCTCGCCGTTGTGCTCGAAGGCGCGTCCGCTCTCCACCTCGACGTCGGCTCCGTCGACCACGGCGAACCACCGCAGCTCGCCGGGTTGCGCCGGTCGCGGGTGCGTGCGGTCGAGCCACGGCGCGAAGAACTTCGTCACCCACCGGCCCTCGGCTGAGGTCGGCGGGTTGAACGTCAGGAGGACGCGGGCTGGTTGATTTTCGTCGGTGGTGCGCAGCCAGCCCATGAGGAACCGGACGGCCTGCTCGCGCATGTTGCTGGCCTCGTCGAACACGATCAGATCATGGGGCCGCCCCTGGTACTTGCGTTCCTCGCCGGGCGCCGGAAACGAGCCGAACTCGATCTGCACGTCCTTGCCGTCGTAGCGCTTCAACCTCCAGATGCGCTCGGCGCCGTTGTACCCGTCCCTGCTGCCCAGCACCTCGGCGATGTAGTCGCAGATGCCGACGAGCTCGGTGCCGTTCTGCCGGAAGATCGCGACGCGCTGGTGCTTGGTCAGCGCCAGGCCGACGGCGAGCGCGCTCTTGCCGCCGCCGGCCGCGCCGCCGAAGCCGACGATGGTCGCCTCGCTCACGTAGCCCTGTGTCTGCGGGCCAGGGAGCGGCGTCCACGGCTTGCGCGTCGCGGCGAGCAGTCTCGCGACCTCGGCGCGCTCGTCGTCGCTCAGGTAGGCGAGCAGTTCGTCCGGCGGGGCCACGTCACGTCGCCGGCGCAGGCGGCGGCAACTCGCCCGCCGCCTTGCGCGCCTCGGCGACGGCGAGCAGGGCCTTGATCTGCCGCGCCGCGTCGGCGTCTGTCACCGTGCCCTGGTGCTCGACAACGATCGGGTCAGGGTCGGTCAGGCGGTCGACAAGCAGCTTCGCTGCGCTCACATCGCCGGCGAGCGCGCGCTGCACCATCGCCTGCAGCACCTCGTAGAGCTTCGCGCGCA